AGTAGTGAACTACCACAACAAAATGATTATTACAATTCTCAACGTGCTTACATTAGTAGTCACTGTGACTGCAATGCCTCCCCGTAATACGAATGGGGGTCGATGCTTTTATGGTGGCGACATGTTTCGCCAGATCAATTCAACATCACCAATGAGTGAAATCTGTGTCAGAGATGATATATCCCTAGTTAAGTCTATTGGTTATCACAAACTGGCAGCAAATAGAGAAGTTATTGAATCAAGCATGTCATACTATAGGTTATATTACGTCAAAAATTGGTTTGAGTGCAATCCAGTTCAAGACATCCTCGGAACTTTTATGGTGTTCGATGTGAATCATGAGGGCATTTTAGCACCTAAGACATATGCTTGCAGAGCTACCTGCTCAATAAGCTTGGAACGAGACACTGGCAATGTTGTGTTGGAATCCCCAGCATTAAACCATTATACCATACATGGGACAACTATCAAGAATGGCTGGTTCAAGACAAAGGTCTCTATAGATCTGGATAACACCTGTGAAGACCTACATATTACTTGCGGCCACAAAACCCTTAATGTTCATGCATGCTTCAGGCAACATAAGTCATGTATTCGTTACTTCAAGGGGTCAATCCTACCTGAAGTCATGATTGAGTCAATCTGTACAAATGCAGAGCTGATATTATTATGCTGCTTTTCTGCAATTTCTTGTTTTGTGGCTATCATCTTGACAAAGACATATTTAGTATATCTGCTCATACCAATTTTTTACCCGTTTGTAAAGCTCTATGGCCTATTGCTGCAGAGATTCTGCAAGCAATGCAAAAATTGCTTATTACCGATTCATCCTTTCAGTCCCTGCCCAACAACATGTATCTGTGGAATGGTTTATAATTCTACTGAAGCTTTGAAAGTTCATAGAAAATGCTTAAATTGCACTGGCTACAAAACCCTGACTAAAACAAGGTATTTATGTAAAAAAAGACTCCCCAATATGGTATTGGCCACAATCAGCACAGTACTGTTCTTCACTTTTATAACCCCTATAACAGCTGAATGCTACAATTATACGAGCTTACCAGCAGATTTTCAAGCTGCCATAGATAAAAACAATTCTTGTACACGTGAACAACTAATAATGATCATATTAACAATCCTATGTATTGCCTCAACCATTATGGTTATATCAGCAGTCCACCTGTATATACGAATATATTATGTATTTTGCGCTTACTGCGGAATGGTGCATGAAAAGAAGGGCCTAATTTTACTAGATAATTTCACATCTCATTGCCTTACATGCATCTGTCGTGACAAAAGCATACACAGAGCCAACAATAATTGTGTTACTCCAATGAAATACAAAACTGCCAAATATACCAACCTACTGTGCATTATCTTGCTGATTATTATTGCCGTCACTCCTGCTTTTAGTGCTTGCATACAAGAAAAAGAAATCGAAACAATAGATGATGCTGCAATGTGTATTGGCCTGTATCAAAATATAACTCAGCCAAAGGAGTACAATACCTTTGTGAAAGAACTCTCATCAACATTAAGCAGTCACGAGATTGAATTTCTCCTACCAGCTGTCAAACCATCATTCGATTATTTGATAACTAAATCATCCACATCTAAAGATCTTCATAGTGCTACTATTCATGAATTTATAGCTGCTAATCTATACCCCAACAACTTCAAAAAGCACTTGGCGTCAGCAGGACCAGGCAGCATACAGTGGAGAACATATATTCAAAATAACAATTTACACTTATGCAATGATCATGTTGTCAAAATGATATGCCGTTGTGTGATTAAGCAAGAGGAATGCAGCTCTACAAAAGTGGATGATGGCGAACAGATTGCACAGTACTATAAAAGAAACAAAGAATTTTATAAAGCTGATTTGGAGATATTATACACAGTCATATCAAGAGCAATCCCAGGACTAGTTGGTAATTTACTGCGACAGGTTCTGAAATCCCAAAAATACGGGGAGTCATTGCATGTCTTGAATAAGATAAAGAAAGATGTTTCAAAAAATAATCAGCTGAATGGCATAGTAGAATTTCTGATACATATTAATTCGCAAAATATAACTGAAGAGGTTAGAGAATTGAGAATCAGGCCTGATCTCAGTATCAGAGGATCAAAATTCACAGACAAGAACCCAGGAATTCCCGACATCAAAGAATGCCAAACTCCGCTGTTTATTACATGTACTGGGAAAAGATTTCGATCACTGATGAAACAGTACATTGCTTGCTCCAATGGGGGCGTCAAGTTATACCAGCGACCAAACAAGCCTCTAGCACTTGTAGGCAATAAGCTTTGCATTGGTGACAAATACTGCATGATAGCATTTGACCCAATGGTGATAGACGAGAATATACAAAAACTGGATTGTTATAGCCTAGCTGCAACAGACCAATCAGATGGAATGCTGAAACCTGAGAGGTCTATTCGACTCCTCAAAACAGGCGAATGTAAGATAGCAGGGGCATTATCCAGAATTGCAGTATCAATAAATCAAAAAAATTATAAATACTCCACTATAGTTCATAAGAAGAGCGGTTTAGTTGATGAGTATTGTCTAAGCCCAAATTGTGACCTAGATTGCTACCCTTATTACCCAGCCAACCTAGTTGACTGCTCTTGGAGTGAATCGACTCATTCTACCCTAAACCAGAAAGTGATATCTCACACAGATATAGAATCATTTATATCTAGTGTTAAGCTCTCCTTGCATAATGATCTAATCCAGCACCATTTTAGGCCGCTAAGTAATATGCCACATGTAAAGCCCAACTTCAAGTCAATAAATGTTCAAGGAACAATTTCTGGTGGCAAGATTCAAGACAGCTACATAACATTCTCAATACCATTAATGACTGGACTATCGCAAGGTTTCACATTGCAAGACCATAAAGGCAATACCCTCTTCGACATTATAGCATATGTGAAAAGTGCACGTGTAATTGCAACATATAATCATGAGTACAAGACAGGACCTACAGTAAGTATCAATGTTCAGCATAATGAGCAATGCACGGGGTCTTGTCCCAGCAGTATACCTAAAAAGGATAATTGGCTAACCTTCTCTCGTGAACATACTAGCACCTGGGGTTGCGAAGAATGGGGCTGCTTAGCAATAGGCACGGGGTGCGTATATGGGTCTTGCCAAGATGTCATCAGGGAGGAAGCAACAGTTATTTCCAGAGTAAATAATGAACAGCTAGAAGTTGAATTTTGCGTTTCAGAGCCTACAAGCACAATGTGCAATACTATCAATGTACTCGAACCAGTATTGGGAGAGCACATGCAATTTGAAGTCCACAGTGTACAGACTAATCTGTTGCCTGAGGTAGCTTTAATTAAAAATAGGAGGGTGTATAAGGGATCAATAAACAAAAAAGGTGTGTTTAATCCTCAGTGTGGCTCAGTTCAATCATTTGATGGTAAACTTTACGGCATTGGGAACCCAAAGTTTGATTACATTTGCCATGCATTATCAAGAAAGGATATAGTCGTAAGGAAATGTTATGAAAATCACTACTATTCCTGCGCTACACTCAAAGAAGCTGTAGAAATTAAACCAAACATCACAAATTCTAAGACTATGCTTTACAATGATAATGCTTTACTTGGTAGTGCATCTGTAAAGATAATGTTAGGCGACTTAATATACCAGCAAACATCAGTGCAAGAGAAAGACATAAGGGGCCATGCAACTTGTGGAGGCTGCACAGATTGTTTTAACGATGTTGCATGTAAAATTAGTATGACTTCAAATGGTGTTTATCAGTGCCCGATAGTGTCTTCTTGTGATTCCTATATCAATAATGTTTATATAAATGAAGGCACAAATGATGTCAACTTGAAATTCCGATGCCTTAAGGCAGAAATCAAGATTAGTATCTGTGGTAAAGAGATACCTGTGAAATCTGAGATAATTAAAGATACAAAGAAGCTAGATTGGGCTAGTGCCGACCAAACGTCCTATATCAAAGAGTTTGACAAAAAATGCGCCACATGGCTATGCAGAGCTTATAATGAAGGGATTGGCTTTGTCTTAGAACCATTATGGAATGAGTTAAGCTTGTGGGGGAAATATGTCTTGCTTGCGTTAGCTATAATTATCAGTGTCCTGATCCTTGTGAAAGTAATAAGGCCATTGGCAAGATACGTTGTTGCAGTACTTAAAGAGAATGACAAAGTGTACAAATTAGAAAATAAGCTGAAATAATCAAATTAAAATAGACATAATGGGAGGGTGGTGGGAGTTTTCTGCTGATATAATAATTATTTGTTGTGGTAGAACACTACT